CGAGATCTACACTAGATCGCTCGTCGGCAGCGTCAGATGTGTATAAGAGACAGCCCCCCGATCCAGCAGGATTTTTGCCGCATTGAAAGTAGATTCATTGACCATTTGAAAGAATGAATGCGTGAGGGGATCATAAACGCCACCACCCTGCGCGTTGACGCCGCTGTCCACGTTCATGTTATAGGTAGCCACAAGAGACTCATTGGCAACGTCAATCTTGTGAATGCGGTCGTTGACCGAGCCGTCCTCAATCCACAGGTGTCCGTTGACGATGCCACGGTGCCAGGTCGACATGTCGTAACTACCAATGGCATTGTTCGGCAAGTCAAGTTTACTCAGGAAGCCACCGCCACTGTCGCCTAAGCTGTCGGCGTCAAAAAAAGCGATCACGTCATCCGACGCACTGGAGCCGTCTTTCTGGCTTCCGACTATGAGCTTGCGTGTTGCTTTGTCGAAAGCGATGCGCTCGGCGGCCGCGATATATGCAGAGACATCATATTCAGTGCCGGTATCGCCGGGGCCGTCAACGACCATGATGTAGGTTGACAAGGCGGAACTGCTAGGATCGCTGCACACGGCATACGCGCGGCCGTTGTCATCGTCGACTGCTATCTGCTGCACGTCCTCGGGGCAGATGACCTCCCAGTAGTTTTCCGATCCGTAAGCCAAGGTCGACCGATGCACCACCCACAGGCGCCAGAGATGCAATACACTGCGGAAATACAGGAATGGCGCGTTACTGTTCTTGACTACACGATACCTTCCGCCGCCGTACTTGCCGGGACTTGCCGACCAGGTCGTGCCGTTGTCGGTGATCTTTTCCAGCGTCACGCCATCCAGCTTCACAAGCCGAAACAAATTGGTGCCTACCGACGCGCCAGTATAAATGATATTGTTCTCGTCGATGTCATAGCACAGAGTCGAGGCAGCCGGTATCTCCGGATTAGCGACAGTCGGTACGCCGTCGACGCTCCAGTCGCGATTCAACACGACCGCGCCTGTGATGATGTTGAACTTGTGCCACTGCCAGGCCCACTGAAAATAGATGTGGGCCAGGTCCCCGCCGTAACGCACGCAGTCGGAACCGAAGACGCCGAAGGGCACACTGTACAGAGGCACATACGGATACGCATCAGATGCCGAGCGTGTTACCTCGAAGGTGAAGTTGGGGATTCTGTTTCCAAAGCGCTCAAGCGGAAACTGATAGAAAACAACGTAGGCCATGCCCCTGTGCCCCGGCACGTTGCCAACACCTTCGAACGACTCTATAATGCCGTCCGGTTCCTGTGTGGCGCTGCCGGTATGTACGCGCATATCAAGGTTGGCGATGGCTACTATTTCGTCATTCTCCGCGCGTAGGCTGTAGATCAATTTTGTGTCGGCCCATACCCGCAGTATCCTGTCGATCTCACCCTCGCACAGTCCAACGGCAAAGGTTCCGAAGTAGTAGTAGTTCGTGTACTCAATCGTCTGGCCGCCGACGTCTTCTACCTTGTGCGTTGGCACTTCCTGTATGTCGGTCGCCCATATCATGTTGCCCGCCATACGCACGGTGCCCCACAACTGCGGAACCGGTGCGGCGTAAGACGATGTTTGCACTTGCAGCCGGTCCAGGCGCGGCCCTTCGATGCGAACGGGATCAATCGGGAATAACCAGCGGTTGATTTGACCACCAGTCCAACCACCGATGGCAGCACCGAGCCACGGAGCGCCGAGCGCCGAGCCGACCGCGTAGCCCAAGACCGTGAAGGCTATCGGTATTACCTGATCAGCCATCGATCAATCTACTCCGTGAAAACGTAGGTAAGCCACGATGCGACCGGTCCTGAACGACGTGAGCGACCGGAGAGGCTGCTCTACTACCGCGCGAAACTGCGCGCTCGCGTGGATGACGGTGGCGCGTTCTGTCAAGATACCCACGTGACCCAGTCGGTCTTCACAACTTATGACGACGATATCGCCCGGAGACGCGAGCAACACAGGAACACGATTTGCGTAGTCACCGAGCAACTGATAAAGTGCTGACAGCGGCATGAGACCGGAATATCCCTGAAACTCTTCCCGTCTCCCGAAGGTATCGTTGAACACGCACAAGAGAAGACCACCGCAGTCTAAGCCGCGCCGGCTACGCCCCAAGCGCTTGAAAGGCACGTCGACGTAGGAGCGCGCCGTCGCAATCAAGTTATCGCGAATGGTGTCCATACCTCTATTCATACTCCGGTGACCGCTGCTTCACGACGTCAAACGCCCGGTCCGGTCCCGGTAAATAAGGCTCGCCGCGAAAGTTGTCCACGTTATCGAACGTGTCTCTGCAGGTGGCCAACTGCTTGTCGCAGCCGTAGGTGACGCTATACGTGTCGCCCACTTCAATGGCATTCGGCATCGTATCGAACAAGACAAATTCGTCCGTGCCAGCGTCGAATGATTTGATTTCCATTTCGTAGCCGTTGTTATTGCCCGAGGTCCACGTGAGTTTACCAAAGCGAAAGACATCGGATGTTTCGGTCCTGCCGGTGTCAATGAAAGTACGATAGTCCGAAGCCGACGTAACCGTTCCGGTGCGCCAGTACGTGCCGGCTGAATCCTCGACATCAATGCCACAGTCGCTGTCGCCTAAGCGAGCACGGCAACCAGGCGTATATAAGTCGGTCAATTGCTGTGCCAGCAACTGAGCTTTGCCGCGCGCCTCCACACGCACGGCGTGATCCTCGATCTTCACTTCGCCCAGCTTCCAGTCTTTGAGATAATACATGACGCCTTGTGACGTGTCCGCGTAGTTGATTGCGAAGATGTCCAGTGATGCAAAGTCGAACAGGCCGGCTTCTATGTCAGCCTCTGCAATCTTGGCGGCCTCGAGAAATGCCAGCACGTCAAGATTGTCCACCGCCAAGGCCAGGTTCTGTGACAATTCCGTCGGCAGCATGCCGGACGCCGATTCATAAGTGTCGCCGTCATAGACGATGTCGGTATCATGGTCGGTGAAGAAAAACTCCTGTGCATCGGTGCGCTCAATGCGCCAGCAGGTCGCCAGAGTGGTGCTCTCACCGGCTAGGTGGGTCTTCAAGTCATTGCCGATCGTTTTACTCATTAGAAAGAGGTCTCGTCTTTGATTATCGGTTTCGGCCCCGCAGGAATTGGTGGCGGTTTATCAGGGCCATCGGACTGACTCTTCAGGGCATTTAGTTCGTCGTGCAGTAGTTGCTTTTCCCGCTCAAGTCTATCGACCCTACGCCCCCACTGCTCAATTATCTGCCAATCCTGCATGCGATGATCTTCATCACCGTATAAAGGCCTGGCTTTCACTCCCGTTACCTGCGGCAACGCGACCAATCGCTTGCAAATGCAGTTTGGGCACAGCAGCCCACCGAGATCGTGGTTGTCGCTTATAAGACACCACAAGTCATCAGGAATGAGCATATCGCACGGGAATTGCTCATAAGCAAGCCCGCAATCATTGCAACAAGCAACTTTCTTACACATGTTTTGTTCTCTCCCTCACTGTACTGTGTCAGCCATTACGATAGAATCGTAGTCAGGAATTGCCGGCGCCTGATAAACGTGCCGTCGAAAATCGTAGCGCTCGACAATGATGTCAACGATGACGCTGTCGCGTTTAACCACGATCGTCCTTTGCACTGGCCTAACGACCGTGTCCCAGCGCGTCGTCACCGTCACGTCGAGTAGGTAAGGTGGGACTTGGTCAGAACAGGTATCGACGAATCGCTCCACCACAAATTGACAACCCAGTGAGTCGCCGGCAAAGATGTAGGCGACCAGTTTCGTCAGATCGGACTGATTGACACGGCCGTTGCAATCAACGTCTCCAAGTGGCAGTCCATCGTAAAGGCTGCGAGCACAGTAATCGCCAGCCAACAGAATAACGCTTAGGGACAGGAAGAAGGCCACTGCCCCACACATAACGTGTAGGGCAGTACCATTTGTGCTGTGCTTGTGATAATACTGCTGTTCGAAGTTCTCGGTTGCCTTCCACCTCCATTTGTGTTGCATGTTAACGTTACCTGTATTGGGACAAACGGCGTCCTAGGTCACGTCGTTGTCGTTTGCGTGTCAAGTACCTACGAAACCAACCTGCTGCATGCCATGTAGCTGCGCAGCCGATTATGATTATTACCAACAGCCACCACATGACTGCCCTATGCCTTTAATTCGACGACAGGCACGTCGGCGCCACGGGCTTGATAGGTTTCGAGCGCCACCGGCAAATAGTCGGCATCGAAGCGAACCGGAATGTCGAACTCGAAATCAGCGGTGATGATTTCGCCGCTGCCGGGAGCCACGGTGAATGTCACGATACCCGTGCTGTCGTCTACTGTCCAACCGGAACCTTGTGCGACGCTGTCGATATAGACGGCTACCGTCGTTTCAATGGGCTTCAAGATGAGGCGTGTGTGAGTCGTAGCGCCAGACGTGTAAGTTTTGACAAGCTGAAAGGTCTTCGTGCTCCCGTCACCCTCGCCGATCTGCTCTCCGGTTGCGCTGTAGTCGTCATGATTCTTGAAACGAAAGCCGTGCATCCGACCGCAGCGGGCATAGAAAAACTCGCGTAGCGTATCGAGGTCATCCTGTGACTTGACGCCATAGGCGACATTCCAGCGTTCCCGTGCGTACGTCCAATTCTGATTGCGCTGCTCATGGCCGCTACCAAGCTGCACCACGTCTGTCGAAAATTCAGGCCCGCCGATGCTGCCGTAACTTATGTCGGTCGGGAAACGTACATCATGAAAGGCCATCACAATCACCTTCTGTGTGCTGTCGCCTTACTGGCAATCTGCGCCTGCCGCGCTCATAGTTGCTGTACTCGTCTTGTATTTCAAGCCCATCTTCATTGAGTGCCAGGACCCTGTAGCCACCCCGGGGTTCCCAATCTATGCCTAAATGGGCTTCGATTTCATTCAGCAGGTACACGAATTTGTCTTGCCATTCATGCGGCATAGATTGAAGAACTGCTCGTGGTAAAGTCAAGTAATTCGCGTAGCTCAATTCGAACCATGTATGAATTGCGCCATCCTCATAAATGACAACGTCTTCTTTTCTCGCCATTACAGATTCCTCCGGCCACGTCCTATGGCCACCGCCGCACGCGCCATCAACTGCGCCTCGCTCGCCTTGAATGATCGGATATCCGGTGTGGCCACGTTGAAATTGATATTCGTCACATCGGCTCCCTGTCCAAAAGCACCCCAGGCACCGCGCCGGTTGAATTTACTGAGCGGTATGATTGCCTCGGGACCGGCCTCGCCGGCCATTACCAGTTGCGGTCTCGTGACAATGCCGCCGTGTTGCATCGCCGGAACCTCAGCCACCCCAGCGCCGATGTCCGGTCCACCGCCGAGCCAGCTAGGAACCGACTTCGCCAGGTACTGCAAAATGGTAGTGGCTAAAGCCTTAATGATGTTCGCGATTTCGTCGGCAGCATTGCGAGCCACCATGGTCATAATATCATTCCAGAACATCTTCCAGAACTCGCCGATGCTCAAGATTTCACCCCTGAAGGTGCCGGTAGCTCGCTGCAACTCCTGTGTCAGAAAATCGGTCAATACGTAAGTCATGCTGCCGGTTATCTCTTCCACGATCTTGTCCATGGCATCCTCTGTCGCGCCCACAAGATTCTCGAATTCGTCACTCAGGCCCGCAACTTCCTTCTGCATGGTCTTGTAGACGATGCCGGCGTTAACGCCCATGTCGGTGAGCCGCTGAGCCTCGTCGTTGATCTGTGAGATTCGCAAGGCGCGGTACTGTTCCCAAATGGCCGACTGTTCGTCTGCCGTCATTTGGTTCTCGCGCGCCACCCTCGCCAGCAATTGAAGTTCCGCGTCACGGGCCCGGCTTGCATCGTAAGTAGTACGCGTCGGACCACTATCGATCTCGGACCGCAAATTCTGTACGCGCTTGTGCATCAACTGGTAGACCAATATCGCATTGTGGCCGGCCTCAATCATGGCTTGGGCTTCGGCGTTAATTTGTTCGATACGCAGATTCTTGTACTGTTCCCAAGCCGACGCTGCCTGTGACGCGGTCAGGTCCGTGTACTCCAAATACTCGCGCAGCATGTTGATTTCAGCCGAACGTAAGTCATCGACGGTCACCTTAGTTGTCTTCAGAGCATCATCAATGCTCGCAATGCTTGGTATCACCTTATCGGCGTCAAAAGCCGCTATCAATTGTTCAACCGCACTGGTCGTTTGGTCGGTGGTGCTCCGCATGGCGCTTTGCTTTGCGGCAATTTCGTCGAATACGGAAGTGTCGCCCTGGAACACTAAGCGTATCGTCTGTTCGGGCGTAAAGTCGGCGGCCGTCGGCGGCAGTCCCTCAAGCCGTTGTAAGCCCGCGTAGTCCATCGCAAAGATTTCCTGCACGCCACGCGGGTCGAGACTCTCCCTGAACTTGCGCCAGGCGTCGCTTGCCGTTCCGGTATAGGCTGCGAATGCTCCACTCCAGTGCTTGCCGATGTCGGTAAACTGCGTGGTGAATTGCTCCCAGGCGTAAGCGACATCGTCAAACTGCAAGGTGATCGCGCTGCTTAGCGTGCGCACAGCGTAATAGACGAGCTCGAGAACGTCACCGACAAAATACCCGATCGCTCCGAGCGCATTGCCGACCAATGAGCCTACCGACTTGACGAGATATTTCGCAAAGGCGTAGATCGTGTCACCGATCTTATCCAACCACAGGATCATCGCCTGTAGAGGGCTAGGATCAATCGATAGCGCCTTCTCTATTGCACGGCCCGCGTCACCCACATCATCCGCGGTCCGTTTCGCTGCGTCGCCAATGTTATCAAAGGCGCTCACTATGCCAGTCGAGAAACCCCCGACGAGATCGGCTATCGCGGCAATGATAGCCGCGACTGTACTGATAGCAGTCGTAATGACGCTGACGAACGCAAGGATAGCTCGCTTGTTCTCGCGCACCCACTCGGTCATCCACTCTATGGATCGTCGTAAGCCGCTACCGAAGTTCTCGAAGGCGCCTAGGGCCACGTCCTGTACCGTCGACACCAACGTCTTGTAGGCGCCCGAGACAGTGTCACGCATGATAGCCGCCAACCGCTCAGCTTCACCACCGGTGTTCGCCAGCGTCTTTTGAAACTCCTTAGTCGCATCTACGGCGTTGAACAGAACAGCAGCAGCCCTGCCGGCACGCTGACCGAAGAGGCCGATCATTTGTGCCGCCGTGTAGCCGTCGTCTTTGAGATTCTTGAGCACCGAAAGCAGGTCGGCACTCTTGTATCCCATATCCTGTGCAATCTTAGCCGCCTGCTGCATGGCCATTGCAAGCTGCGTGCCTGCCATGGAGCTTTGGATTCCCGAGTCTCCGAGCTTGCCGATCATGCCTGCTAGCTCTTCGATCTCATAACCGAACGCCTTGGCCACGGGAGCCGAGTATTTGAAAGCCTCCGCCATCTGCTCCATGTTGGTATTGCTACGCGTCATGGTGCCGACAAACACGTCATTGACGCGCGTCAATTGTTCAACCGGCAATTGGAATGCGGTCAGGGCGTTAGAAGCAATGTCGGCGGCACGACCCAAGTCCACGTTAGCAGCCGTAGCCAGATCGAGCACTCCCGGAAGAGCCGCAGTAGCTTTAGTCGCATCAAAGCCCGCCATGCCGAGAAACTGCAAGGCATCACCGGCCTGCTTTGCCGTCCATTCAGTGGTAGCGCCCATTTCGCGCGCCTTGGCGGTGAGCATTTCCATTTCCTGTGACGTTGCCCGCATAACGCCGCCGACGGTTGCCATGGTCTGCTCGAATTCCATTCCGAGCGTCGCCGCTTTCTTTAGGCCCCCGATGAAACCGGCCATAACGCCGACGCCGGCCCCGAGCGCAAGCATGCCGGCGAGTGGCTTCAGCGTAGATTTGACGGAACGCGAGAAGTTCCCGAGCGCTTGCTGCGAGCGCATCAAGCCAGCCGTCAAGCCAGTAGTGTTCGCCTCGAGATGTGCGGTCAGTGTTCCTATGTTCGGCATGCTGTCATCTTCTGCGCTTTCGTTCTCGTTTGCGGCCCTTAGTCATCACCACCAAATCCATGAGCAACTTCTTCTGGTCAGCCACCGTCTGACGTCTTTTTGGTTGTGGCTCCTGCGGCATAAAGTCTTGTGGCTTAAAGGCACGCCTGCCACGTCCACGGTTGACGTTCGCAATCGTTGCAGCAACCATGCCGGTGCGCCAGTGCGCGGGCATTTCACCGAACGGTTCAACTCGATAATACGCCATCCATTCCTGCAACTGCCTACTGCTCAATTGACACAGCAGATGATCCGGGTGCGCATACCCAAGGGCCAGAGCTAATCGGAAATAGAAGCGTCGCTCTGGCCGTCCGATAAATTTTCGGTTAGCTCGGCAAGGTCTTGTTTCGAGAATCCCGCTAACCGTTGCGCTACCATGAACACGCGGTCCAGTGCTCGCGCCGAGCGCTCACCCAACTTCTGCGCTTCCGCGAACGTAAATATCAAGTCGCCGTTGGCATCCACGATAGTCAGCGTTGCCATTTTCGCGCGCACGTTAGCCATGTTCAGATCACCACCACCAGTGCGTAGCGACTGCTCGAATTCGTCACGGGCCTTACCGCTCAATGTACGTACCCTAACCGCACCACCCCACTCCAGCACTTCAACTTCCTCGATGACTATATCGTGAGCATCGAGGATGGCTTGTTTGTCCAGCAGATTCGACATTGTTACTCTCCCTCGGCTTAGCTGCTAAGCGTCACCTCTCCGGTGATCTTCATTGTCACAGCTACGGTCACCGCCTCACCGGTCGGCATGTTCGGCGGCAAATCCATAACGAAGGCGGCGAACTCGAACGTCGTATTGCCGGTATCCGGCATCACCAGTTGGTAGTTACGCGAATCATCGCTTCCGTAGTCGGCGAACAGGTCGTCATAGGCGTCCAGCGTGAAGTTCATGTCGAAGGTCAGTTGCCCGCCATCGCGAAAGCCGGCGATGAACTCTCGATAACCGCCGGTACTGTCGAGGTTCGTCACGTCGATCAATTCGCGCGTCATGCCCGGACCCGTGATATTTTTGACTTCCGCTAAGGCCGTGAATGCTTCAGCAGAAGCCCCGTCGCCTCGCTTTAGCTGTGTTCCTACCGCCGCAATTGCATCACTCATTGGCTTGTCTCCTCATGGGTAACATCCCTGTTACCAAAAGATCGTTTTGAGAATATCGACGACCGCCGTCACCACGCTCGTATCTTTCTTGTTCGTCTTTGGGTCTTCCTTAAGCGCAAAACAGGGCGCCGCCAGACCAGCGATCATCAGTACGATAATCATCTTCTTAAGCATCATCTTCTCCTCGGCTAAGCCGTTGTCCTATGTATCCTAAAATTGGCCGTGAACTCCGGCCTCCGATTATCATCCCAACCAACGAACATGACATCGGACATCAGCCAGATACCGATATAGCGCGCCGAGTTGATCGTTTGGTTCGCCAGCGCATGCAGCTCGTCCCGCACGGCTTGCGCCAGTTCATGTGTTGCGGTATAGGCGCCCTTGTCTCCGCGTGCGGAGATCTGAATCGTCGGTCGTTCGTAAACGAAATTATCTTCATGTTCAAAGCCGCCGGTGTCGAGTATGCACACACATTGATCAGGTGTCGTCGGCGTCTCGCCGACAAAGAGATTGGTCCCGAACGTCAACCCCAGCGACGAGATACTTTCGAGAATGTCCTTTATGTCCTCACTGGGCGCGTTCATGCTGGTCTCAACTTTCCGGTGAATAGCGCTATCAACTCATCTTTGGACATCTTGAGCGCAGTTTCAAGGTACTTCCAGTCACCGACCTTGTAGCGCTTCGCAATCTCGTGCACGTACACCGCGTAGTTGGCGGTATATCCGATCTCACCGATGATGCGGCTTCCCTCGACCCTCATCTTGGTATAAGCACTCTGCCGCAAGTTGCCGGTGTCCTTCGGTGTCAGCGGCAAACTACGGCCCTTCACGAGCAACGTCGCTGCAGTCATGGTCTTCCGCGCCGCCTTCTCTTTGTTCTTCAAGTGCTTACGCAGCGAGTGCATTAGCGCCTGCTGTCCTGTGATTGTTACTTTCATAGCCACACCTGGCGCAGAAACCGACCGCCAGCGACATCAGGGCTCTTGGCATAACCACGAATCTCGTAAGCAGCGGCAATCGACAGCGGATCACCTTCTTCTGCCGACGACAAGTCGGCCAGTGTCCCTAAGTACAGATAGCCTTCGGCGACCACATCCTGTGCTAGATATACGACGGCACGTGACCGCACTTCACGCCCTCGCAGGTCTATGAACAATTCCTGCTTGTCCTCCCAGCGCACTGCCACCTCCACGGGATCGGCGAACGTACGCCCGCCCGCGCCGTCGCTGACAGGATTGCCCCAATATACCGCTGTCTGATTTAGCTTACCGGATATGAACTTACTACGCCCCGTCATCAGGCTATCACTTTCACCTCTGCCGGCCGCTTGCCGGATTCGATTTCCTTCAAGATACCGTGATGGTCGAGAATCATTGCCTGCTGGCCATAGCGCGAGTGCTTTAAACCCATGCCTGTCTTACCCTCGTACTTTGAGGCGGCGTTTCCGATCTTCTCTTCGGTAATCTGCGCGTCCCTCATACACGTGAAGTGTGCCGCCAGATATGCCTCAATCTCCCGCAGCAATGCCTCACCGTAGCTCTCTCCCGTCAGTGTGGCGCTGACGAACGTTTGGGCTGTGCGCAGAAACGGCGTCACGTCTTCACGCGTTAGGGCCGTGTCCATAATGTCGAGCACGTCTTGCTCGGTTGCATAAGGCATGTTAGGTCCTCACTTTCTCTGTCGGCGCGTGCCACAGGCTAGGATCAACGAATGCGTCCACGCGTTGCTTGTTCCACCTCAGTCCACAGCATGCAGCGATTGCGTGCATTGTCGCGTGGCGCCCCGTCACCACATCATTGGACCATACAACTCTGATGTCACACCCCACGTCAGCCATTTCGTCGAACCGCAACTTGTGAGCGCTTAGCCATGTCCTCCAGCCATCGGCTGTGTGATATGCCCGCATGAAGCTGGTACGTAAACAGGACGCTATTATGTCATCATCTGGTCGCCTGAGAATTATCCAGCGAGCATCGGGAAAAGCCGCGTGCCACAGTGGCCACAGAAGGCATAGCTTGGCTCCCTTGTAGAACCACGGACCACCGCTGTATCCCTGTCGTTCCATGATTCCAAGTACGGCATTACGAATACGCGCAGCTTCCGTTGGAATGCTGTCGCGAACACGTGCTATATCCGGCAACGGGTTTTGCCCCATACGATCAGCACCGATGCTAACGAGGTAAGGCTTCACGATCCTGTTTCGTATCTCCTGATTCTCGAACATGCCCTTCTTGTTGTTGCTGTTAGGACCGGACATAACCCCACCGAACGCACCGCAGAGATTAACAATGCCGGCAACGAGAGAAGTGCCCGACCGTGCCGCGCCGGTTATGAGAATCGGGGGTTGCATATTTCGTCTCCTGTCGGTTCTTCGTACGTGGTTCCTTCCCACAGCGTGCCGCCTGGAATATAGATTAATACTGACTCTTCGAACAACGCTCTGGCTTCATCGCGCCATATACGCTTAGGTGAAACGCAAGCGACGATTGCCATTCCACCGTTAGCTTCCGCTCCCGCAGCCTCCTTAGCAAGCCGCATGATATTAGCGCGACGCCCTTCATCATCAAATGACGCTGGATGCTCATGTCGCATTTCCTCACCGTCGCAGACAAGACAAGAATTCATCTGTGCTTGCAATTTACGAGCCAGCGTCGTCTTGCCGGCTCCTGCCCGTCCCGTTATCCAGATCACCATCAGGTTGTCTCCATGTCACCGCCAGGCTTGGCGCGTTCAATGTCGCCGTCGTCGTATTCAACGAACATCTCCTCAATCATGGTACTGTCCTCATAAGCACGGAACTCATGCCATACGCCGGGTGCGACGCTGAACTCCTGTCCGACGGTCAATGTCACTTCGCCGTCTGCAGTTACAATACCGACTTTACCTGAGAGCACAACAAATAAATTGTACTTTTCGCGGTGCCGGTGCCAGGAGCAGCGGGTGCCCGCTCTCAACTTCAGATAGCTATTGGCGTGGGTTGAGTCCTGTCGCAGCAACCAGCGCTCCCCCCACAACTTCTGTTCCCTAATCATGTTGCGCTGCCCGCTGTTTGCAATTAGCCGCATACAACCGCTTGTTGTGCTCAAGCAGGCGTCGGTACTCAGCCTTCGGTATCACCTGGTGCGCGCGACTGTGGTCTTGGTGCACCGTCAACAGATCATCGCGTAGCACAAACGGCACACCGGCCGCCTCGATCCTGTCACGGAAATCGTCATCGTCATACCCGATACCTTCAGCGAAGCGCTCGTCGAAGCCACCAATCCGGTGATAAGTGGCTGCTGGCAGCGCCGTGCAAAAGTGCAGGCGCCGGTTGTTGAGCACGCCGTGCTGGTACCACATGTGATGCTGATAAGTGAAGCTTTCAAAGCCATCAGGCATGGTGCACTTTACGCCACTCTCGCAAGCACACACTACGTAGCAGTCGTGGTGTTGCTCGAACTCATGGTCGAGACCAGACAAGATATTGCTTTTGTGAAAGCCCTCGGGATTAGAAATGACGAGGTACGTGCCGTGCGCGAGCCGGGCCGCTTGGTTGAATGACAGCACTGGGCTGTGACATGATTCACGAGGTGGAGTCTGCTGAACGTAAGCCAGAGGTACCATGTCGTTGAAGCCCGGCAGCATGTCAAGCACAGCATCATCATTCTTGCTGTCGATCACAAGGATGATTTCATAGTCGCGCCGATCATGGTAGTGGTGGGCGAATGATGCCAGGGTGCGTGTAAACTGCTCGACGCGCTGGTAATACGGTAACAGGATACTGTACTTCATGTTATCTCCCTCTTGCTAATCTCACGGTGGACTGCATGCACGTGGTCGAGCAGCGGTCCGGTGTAGGCGTAGATATTCGTGTCGTCGATAGTGGTCATGTGCTGCGGCAGACGCCAAGAGCCGGCGTACCAGTGAATGCCAACAGTGGCCTCTGATAGTTGTAGCGGTTTTCCAGCATGTAGTCTGTCATCACGCCAACTTGGCACCGGATAGACACAGGACGCGGGTAGCGTTGCGACGCCTGGCGTCCACCGAGCCGGATAACGCCTAAGGCAGCGTTCCAGGGCATACCGGCCCGCGCTCTGATAAACTCGCGCGTCGTAGCTGACCAATGCTTCGCGTTTAACCTCGTCTATGAACGCTGCTTGCAACGCGGATAGCATAAAGCCGACCGGATAGCAGGTGCGACCCCGATCACTGGATTGCACCGGCAGCCATACGCTGGCATTATCACCCAATACCAGCATCGGCTTGACATAGAGAATATCAAAATCAGACCAGACGCCCCCGAATGTCCACAGCAGATGCCATCGTAAACAGTCTGACTTGATTACTTCCGGAGTATCTGCCGCAAGCCCAAGGACATCGAAATTGAACGCTCGCAGGGTCGCGTACTGTGCAAGTGAGTCGAACCAATCCACGCCCCCCTCGGCGTGGACTGATTGTTCCCGTGATTTCCACGGTTCTGCCGTGCTCGTGCGTGTCGGGTACCATACGTGTATGTGCCAGTCTGGATTGAAGTGGGCGAAGGACATGACCGTCAACAGGCGCATGTACGACAGCGGTCTGTTGCGCCCCCAGTACAAGTGCGTCAGCTTCGGTATCATATGTGGTCGTCCCGCCGGCGAATATGGCAGCAGTGCCACACGTTGTCGTCGGTAGCCTTCGTCGGGTCGTGTCGGCGCGGTGGCACACGTTTAACCACTTCACCGCCTGCAGCCGTCACAAGCCTCTCGAAGTGCTCCGCTGTACGCCGTACCAAGCCACGCTTCTGTCGCCCGATGTCTTCTGCGTAGACTTCCGGTCCCGGTGGTGCCGCATATTGGATTGATAGCAGCCCTACTGAATTAAGGCTGCGAATCGCATGTTTCAGTAGGCCATACAAATCTATGTCCGTCATGTGCTGCGCCACCAAGTGGCAGAGTGCGAACTCGAAAGTCTTGTCAGGCAAGGCCTCCGGCTCGGTGTACCCGCACTCGGTAACGTCAGCCACGCTTGTAACCGCCGATTCGACGATGTCCAACACCGACACCGCCCCGGTCAACCGCTTCAAATCTCGTGTGCAGGCGCCGGTACCGACGCCGATATTGAGCACATGATGACCACGTATCAGTCGATCTGACAATTGGTGAAACTTGAGTACGCCGCTCAACCGCGATCCTGTCAAGTATCGTTTGGCGCCAGTCTCGTGCTGCTCTTGCCAGAATTCGTGCATGGCCGCTCCATAGGCCTGCTGCCATGAGCTATCGATATGCGGGCCGCGCTGCCATCCACCCGCTACCATCTGGTGGTAGTTCCACCAGAAATCGCACCGGAGACACAAGCTGCTCGGTCGTCGCCACAGCGTTTTGAAACCAGTCTCAATCTCTTCCCATGTATCGGTCAAGATGTTCGCGAACTTAGTCTCACTACGGATAACGTCGTAGGCGCAGAAACAGCAGTCGCCGTTCGGCTTGACTTGCAGTGCGCCTTTGTAGCCGTCGCAAACCCAGTTACGATACATGATTGAGCGGTCGATCACTCCAGTAATCGTCTTGCCGCCCCAGTGGATTTCTGCGTCCCGGGCCCACTGGACTCGGTGACCATCGAAGGCCGCTTGCACGCGTCGCCTGTCATGGCCGGTGACATCGTTGCAGCCGATCTCAATCTGAAATGCTGGTTTGTGCTTGTTGCGATAGGCGATGAACGCCAGGGCATTGTCGTAGCACTGTTGCCAGATCAGGCCCGTTAGACGTTCAAAGTCCTCTCCGGTAGTCACGAAAGACAGCGTGATGTTGGTGCACGTCTCCAGAATGTCATCGAACTTGTGCGGAGTCAGCATCGAGGCGTTAGTGTTCAATCCCAAGTATGGGGTCATCACGTTGATGCTGCGCCCGTAGCGAATCTTGTTGAATATGTCACGGTCTGCCAGTGGCTCGCCAAAGCAGAACATGGCGCCGATCTTTAGATTAGCAGCTTTCACCTTGTCGGCTATCGCCCTGAAGGTTTCCTGTGACATCCAACTCACTGGCCGTTCCATGCGGTCATAGAGACAGAAAGTGCACCGGGCATTGCAGAAATTGGTTGTTTCGACGTAGACCAGCTTAGGATATCGGGCAATATCCCAATGGTGCCGCATCTTTTCGTGGCATTCTGCTAGCGTCGGTACAGGCATATCTGTATGAGTCCGTAAGCTGGGTAGCGCACGTCACGCGTGGCGACCAATGTCATGTCCTTGAAAAATAACGGCACAGTCTGCCGCGTGAATTCTCGCACATGCCCCTCCACTAGCCGCGTCTGGTCATAGCCGGGCATCTCCGCGCCGTAATCTCGCGCGTGTTTGCCGCCAAGTGGGTAGGTTACCAGCAGGTGCCCTCCGGGTCTGACTAACAGCTTGATGTCGTCACACAAGGCCATGACGTTACACGATAGATGCTCCAGGACCTCGGACACAACCACAATGTCATATTTTTTGGCCGGCAGGGTGTCGGTGCACAGGTTAAAGTCAATCAAACGCACACCTTCGACATCATACTCCGCGACTTGCCCCTTCAGTTCACGCACGATGATATCGTAAAGATCGATGGTACACGCGGAATTGGCGGCCTTCCAGCAGTAGGACGTGTACGGGTACCAAGAACCGAGCTCGCAGGCCGTATTGATGGTGACAGGATCAATGTGATTGTCGTTACAAAGCTTTAGCATGCCCTCAAAGCGCGGCCAGTGATTAACGAAGTAACTCAGAGAGTCTGGGTTACCACCACGCTCACGATAGAATTGGGCGATCCCGTCGTAGAAGTCAGTCAACTTAGTAGTGACAAAATCGGCAAAGTCCTGACGATAGTGTTCCAATGACGGATTCATACGAATGCCCCGTGCGGAATGTCCATGTCTATGAAGCGGTTAATTGTTCGGTTGCGGTCAAGAAACTGACAGCGCTCACAGCCGCGTGCATCGAAATTGAGGTAATCCTGGCGATACTCCTCACTTGTCCACAGTTGCTCAAGTGTCTGGTTGGCCAATGAAGCCACGAGACCACGCTTTCGATAAGACATGACGCAGCAGCGGTATACGTTCAAATCAGCGCCGATGTAAGGTACCAATGTCTGGAATGGACAACGCTTGAACTCCGGACTACCCTGCAGAAGTTCACCGAAACGCAAGTCGAAGTTATTGATGACTCGGAACGTGTCAGTCGATAACGTGACGGCCATGCGGCAGCGCCTAGCCGCGTCTTCGCCGAAGCCGTCGAAGTACGACGCGTTTTGAGCTTGAAAGACGGCAGAAAGGCGAATGTTGTCGACACCCAGGTCCCGGGCTAGTTCAACTCCGCGAATCACTTCCTGCCAATTGTCCTCTGTTATCACGTAGCCGATGCCGATGACAAGGGATGACTGAGCCTTGTTGCGTGCAGCCACAAGCGCCTTGATGTTCTCAAGAACCTCCGCCAACACAGTGCCGGGCACGCGCCGCTCTTTCTGATACGTGTCCGGCGTTGCGCAGTCCAGCGATATACGGACCCACGTCGCAGACAGTAATGCTGCGCGTATGTCCTCTCCCATCTTCCAACCGTTAGTTACGAGCGCGGTCTCCATGCCTAAGCTGCGCGCATAGTTCATAAGGCCAGCACAATGTGGATGCACCGTCGGCTCACCACCGCCGGTGAATTCAATCGCCTTGACTCCCATCTTCGCGCAATCGGACAATATGCCGCGAGCTTTCTCGTACGGCATCATGCGATGTGGATTTCTCCGCAACGTGCCATCCGGTCTCTTTTCCGCGAAGAACTCCGTGTATCCGTCTATGCGGTATGCGCAAAAGTTGCAGTTCTGGTTACACTTGTCTGACGGAACGAAGTGCACGTGTATCGGAGCCGGCACGCGGCTCAGGCGCAACGCGTGCAGTCTGTCCAGGTGCATCAATATCTTATCGTCTCGGTAGACGTTCTCAGGCATGTGGTACCATCCAATCATGCTGAGTTAGCACCTCGTGCGGGCGCGGTGTCCCGTGGAAACAGACTATGCTCGTATCGTCTGGTAACGGCAAGCCAGCCCGCAGCACATGATGCTTGTAACTGATTATGCCGGGCTGCACTGTTTGTACTGCAATGATTCGGGCGCCAGCATCCTCTAGGGCTTCTGTGATATAGTTTTGGTCGCCGCGATATCGCTTGTCGCCCAGCTCCAGTGTGATGCCGCGCGGCAATACCGAGAATGTGCTGCGTTGACTTCTCATCTTGTCCAATAGGCCGGACAACAACCAGGTGAAGTCGCCGTTCCAACCCATGATGCCTGATGCAAAATTGAGGTCGCGAAAGCCCCGCAACATGATGATTTCATTGGTGGCTAATGTGTGGACGGCAGCAAGTAAAGGCTCGATGCTGCCAACTAAAACGGTGTCGAGGTCTAGGTAGAGCACCGGCCCCATGATTCTGAATACTTCGAGCTTTGACCACCAGGCTGGTAAATCGTGTCGCAAGTCCACCACGTGACAGCCAATTCCGTCCAACGCAAAGGCCGTGAGGTCGGTCAGAAGCACGCATTGATGTGGTCGCGATACGTGAAGATCGACCATGCGCAGGAGCCGATGCACATAGTCCACGTCATAGTCACCACCACTCTTGAGCACGAAAGCGATCGTGTTCATGGGTAGATCTCCTGTGGATCGACGATGGGAAACTCGCCCAGTGCACTTCCCGGTGTCGCGTTTATAATCTCGACTCCCATCTGCTTCGCGTCACGCGCGATGAACGGCCACGGCCGCAGAAAGCGCGTATAGGGGTCATGTTTCGGGATGCCCGCCGTCGGGTGTGTCGTATGCCAGTTATTGTTGCCGTCTATCTTGCGCATATCATAGCCCAAGAGGATGATGCGGCGCACGCCGAAGTGTACCGCCAAGTTGACGGCACAGGCGCCGGAACTCAGATTCCAAGCTAGGCGATGTGGTTGTGGTTGCAAGCCCTGCGGTGAATTGCGCCGCTCAACTACTCGAACGAATGGCTTATGAACATGCGATGGACAGACGGTTACCTTAAGGCCCGGGAAATACTGTAATCGCCGCTCATGCGATGACAGCCACCGACAATCGCCGTAGAACAGCACGTCGATCCAGTCGGCCAGTTGGTAGGCGTTATTGACCGCGATGACGCGACTCCCGCGTAACCTCTCAATGTCAACCTGTGCTAGGCTCGGACCACCGCCTAATATGAAACACTCGCCGTCAGGCCACAGCTTAGGTACCGTCCACAGGGGCTGTGGCTTCCTCGCCGGTTGCTTCACCGGTGGTCGATTCGTCACCTTTACCGTCACCATGTGCCTGCTCCCTCTCCTGTTCCTCTGCTAACCTGCGGGCATCTTCCTCCTGTTGCTCTGCTTCTTTGCGGGCGACATCATTGACCAGCGCGAACGCGTCGGAACGGCGCAGCGGCGCATCGTTAAGATTCCCGCCGCTGCGCTCGTTGTATACATCGTACCAACCGCCGCCGCGTCCAACAAGGCGAAGATGTGACACTGGAAGTTCTGGCGCGTCCACTACGGGACCGCTGTCAATGCAAACGAATTTGTCACGGCCACCACGTAGTGCCGATTCGTCGCATTCCACTTCATCTCCGGGCCGTAGCACGTGCACCTTGCCGTCAAGGCGCATCGAATGTGCGCCGACACCGGATTTCATTCTGAACAACGCCATGCGAACCTCCCTTAGCTGGCGTGTACGATACCGCAGTTGCCATCCTGATCGGCGCGAATCTGCGGCACCATGATTTCCATCACCTTGAAGTGACTTACCATTCCGCCCTCGGTGTTCCACTCGACCACTGTCGGCTGCAGGCCGATGACCATGCGCACGCTCTCCTGACGCATCTCGGCCAGAATCACGTTGTCGTTGGTGAGCTTGTCGGACACCTTGACATCCTCGACACCCTCGATCTCCTTGATACGAGCACGAATCGTCTTCCCACCGGACCAATTGGCAGTAGAGTATTCGTCGTCAAGTGGCGCGTCGAAGTTCGTGGGAATGTAAAGAATCCACGGGCCGTAATGTTTGGCGTCGATGGCCGCCTGCTTCATCGTCAACACGTCCTGAATGACGACGGCTCCGGTGGCCGCGCTGTCGTCCCAGTTGGCCGTCAGCGAAGCAGTGCAACGATTGGGGTGGTTCATGTAGCCGTAAATGGTGCCGCCACCGTACGTGATACCACCGGTACCGACAAACAGTAGCGTTTCCAGGAATTCTGCGCACTTTGTCGTCGCAATTGCCGTCTGAGTCATGTCCAGCGCCATACCGAGCTTACGGCTGGCCTCCAGCCTTCTGATGTTGAAGCTGAAATCCTTATGGATAATCGGCAGCGGCAAGTAGTTCATGGCGTACTTGACAGCATCGCTGGCGCTGCGCTTGACGGCGGTCATGTCCATTTCGGCCGCCGACATATCGCTCAGGTCCTCGTACTCGAGAACCGTCGTACCGAGGCCGTTGGTGATGTTAAATACCAGGCCACGGCTCACGAGATCATTGGCGCCAACCAGTCGGTCGCGGGAAATCTGTACGACAGTGTCGTCCATGGCCTTCCATTCGTCTTTGCGCAGCAGTGTGTTGGTCCGCAGCGCATTGACGTTGAAGCCGCTATTGAGCAGGCGGCTCGCCACGTTTCCGGTGATGCCTTGATTCGTGATAACGTCTGTGATAGCATCCATGCTATAAATCTCCTAGTCTCGCGGTTTCTCAGACGATCCTGATCGTGATGCGGCCCGACGGGTCAGCGCCACTGGAACCAGACATGTCGACCGCTTCGAGAGCGACGGCGACGATAGACTGAACAGCGATGTCACCAACTGATACATCGGTGTCAACCACACGCAAAGTCCCGTCACCCTGCGATTCCAGTTTGCTGCCAATAACGGCGGTCTCGCCGTTGGCCAAAAGTGCGTAGACCTGATCGCCCGGACGAAAGATGCCACACAGGACCTGCTTGTTGGTGGTCGCGTCATAGGCCTCGGTGATTTCCTTGCCCTGTAGCTCATCCTCGATGGCGAACAGTTTCTCAGCAAAGCCGCCTGCAGTTGAGTGCGCCTGAATAGTGCCGGCGCTCGTAATCTCACACAGGTGGCCGGGAGTGATCGCGGCTGCGGCGGTGTATTCCTCGCGCACCGGATCACCCTTGATTGTTATGGTGTTAGCCATAAGTCACGTTCTCCTTATCCTGTTGCGGCATTAGTGGCCGCAAGGTCCCACACCTGAGGCGCCGGCGGCGGCGCGTCATCGTTGACTACTGGCATAGCCGCATTACCACCGGCGCCGCTGTAGTCGACCGGAACGTTACCAAGCGCAGCAAGTGCTTCCAACTCGGCAATTGACCGGTTTGCCAACTGCTCGGCCGTGAACTTACAACGCTCATTGGCCAGTAGGGCTGCAACCAGGGTGTCCTTCTGCGCCTTGTCACGTTCCAGTGCGCGGGTGAGCGTCTCTCGCACTTCCTCTGGCGCAGCGTTAACGTACTCGTCGACCGACGGCATTGTTGCGGCCGGCTCAGGCGGTGTAGCAACTGCCGCCGGTGGGCTAGGCTCGCTAGCATTGGCAACGGGCGCAGCCTCAGCGGGCGGTGCAGCGGCGCACGGCACTATCTTCTGCAAGAGTTGCAGTTCCTGCGCCTCTAGCCACTCGCGATCATCTTCACCGAAATCGCTTTTGTCGTTGGCGATCAACGCATCGGCGATTTCCTTGATTGTAGGGTCCATTGCGCCTTTCTCCTCTGTCGGTGTTGCGCTATTGGTTATCTGCGGCTCAGCACCTTGATTGCTGACCGGAACGTACTCTCGTTTCTCCACGACTTCGACCGGGTCACCGGAAAGCGTTACCTCACCATCGTCGGTGGCCGCGTAGCCTTGCTTATACAGCTTTGACGTTCCGGCCAGGCCACCTTCAGATGGGTTGCTGCCGCGTGCCTCGTAGACAAAATCGTTGTCGTACACGTCGCGCACGAAGTGTATCCAACCGGCATTGTCCAGTGCATCGATCGCGGTTTGCAACTTGTGGCGAATGTCGTCGTGGCTAGGCTCGTTGGCGAACAGCTTGCCGAGGCCGTCCACGACAAGCGACTGCCATAAGACTTTGAATTTGTGCATCATGCCATCCTCGTTAACCTCCAAATCAGCGTCAAAATGCCTATTCAAGAGCGAGCGCGCCTTGCGCTGCGCCGATTCCTTTGCTTGCTCCGGAATGTTCGCCTGCGAACCGCGTCCACCGATGACGGCGCGCAGGGCACCCTCGTTGAGCTTGCCAGTGCCTGGATTCACCACGGGAAAGAAGATCAAGCCCCGTTCATTGTCGGCGCCGCCTTCGCCCAACAGCGTTTTGCCGGCGATCCAGTTGCGCATTGCCGCTGGCGCATCAGCAACGCGTGATGGCACCTCGTCGGGTCGACCACCTTGCCTACGATAGTAGGCGTCGCGGTACGCGGTGAAAGTCGTTGAGACTCCCGCCCACGAGACCGATTCCGTACCGTCAAACTTCGGCGTGCGTGCGCTGCTCCGGACATTGACACGCACACCACAGCCGTCTTGCCAGTTGCAGGCCCCCTCTTCTCCCGGCAGCAATGCCAAGTGGTCTGGCACGTGGTTGATTAGACGCGCCCGATAGTGCTCGCCGTTCCAGTCGCCTTCCCCCGGTACCTCGTCTGCCCACAATCCCGTAGATACCTCCAATGGCCTGCCCGATGTCAGGTAACTCATGGCAAGCGGGGCGAT